TCACTATACTTACCAGCCTCTCTCATCAATACTTCTTTTGGATATACTCTACCGTTTTGATTTTTACTATTAGCTCTCTGAAGAATACCAGTAACAACCAGCCTGCCGTTATTTTCTTTTATGGATTCTACTATACGTTCTTGACTTATTTCAAAAAGTAAGGTATCCACTATTAATTGTTTTGACATTCTATATATCTCCCTACGTTGCTTTCTTTACAATCGAAATAAGTTCTCTCATAAATTTTGTTACGTTATCTCTATATGACATACGAAGTTTTTTAGACAACTCTTTATATCCAACTTCGCGATTCAGTTGATCATCAAGTTTATACATTGTATTTCTGAACTTCCCCTCGGTATCTTGTAAATTTCTTAATATAGTTTTTATTTTGCGAGCATCTAATTGTTCAGTAAGTTCTTCTCTAATAATTTCTTTAAGTTGTGATTTGGTTATTTTCATTAACTTCTCATCTTTATAATTTCTTCTCTCATTTCCTCCAACCTTCTAATCCACTTATCTATAAACTTAATTGTTTCAATTTTATTGGGTTCTTCACCCTTTACCGTCGTTTCTTCAACCAACCAACGACGTTTTAAATTAGATAAACTTAACAATTTATGTAAATAATTAAGTCCATCTATTTTCCAAGATGGCCTTTTCATAAAATAGATTAATAAAGTTGACCGATCCTATTAGCTAATTTTATTAATCTTTCACTTATACCTTTTAAGGCCTTATGGGTATTCTTCCAATAATCAATCGAATTTACACCCATTTCTCTTTTTAATCTTACGTTCATAGAAACTTGTTTCTCAAGTTGTACTAATTTATTTTTTACTTCTCTTACAGAAGCTCCAATTTTTTGTTTTGGATTTGTATCAGGGTCATTTTTCCAAGTATGATACACACCCTCTTTCACATTTTCTTTTACTTTCATTTTTTTAATACGAGCATGACGCCAAGCTTCCGAACCAATATGGTCTTCCACATATTTTTCAGCTGCTTTTTGACTATTAAACACCATACGTAATCCACCATAAACACTTTTAGGTAAAGTTAATATAAACTTATGAGTAGGTTTCTTTAATATTGCTCCACCACGTGGTAAACGTGTAGTTGTCCTAGCTTCTTGAACATAATTATACCCACTAGCCTGTGCTATACTATTCTCTTTCTCTTTATCTTTCTTTCTCTTAGATTTTGATTGAAATGCATACGGAGTTTTCGGGGGGCCTTCACCACCATCAATATTACCAGTAAAAGAAGCTTCTTCTAATGTATTTTTTATTAGTTCTCTAATATACTGTCTTAGTTGTTCAAGCTGAGTGGACATCTTCTAACTCCTTAATTAATTGATAATATCTCATCAGAGCAACTACGTGTTTATCTTTTACAAGTTTACCATTAGTACTCACTGTTGTTTGATTGATTGCTTCATTTAATTTAATCTTAGTTACTGGATCATCTACTTCAGGTAAATGTTTTTTAAGAATCTTTTTAACTTTAACAACCTCATTATCAATAAATTCACGGAGAGAATTAGTATTAGAAATATTATTAATATATTCTTTTAGTAAATTCCTCTGTGCGGAATTCAATGACTTATATTTATTATTAAATTTGTCAACCAATATTTGATAACTTAACAATTTTAAATCTTTATCTTGTTTTTCAAACCCTTCTATAATTTTTTTAGTTCTTTCCGTAGTTTCTTTAACAATATCTGCAGATACTTTGTTCTGTGTAATATGTTCTATGATACTAAATCTACATTTTGTAGATACAGACGGGTCAAAATCCTCATTTATAGTTTCTGCTTGAAATAATTTATAAATAGAAGCAATTACTTTATAGTTGGGTATTCTTGACCTAAAGAAATCTTCAATATTAAAAGATTCTTTTACTTCTTTAATTAAATTGTATTTTTCACGACGTAACACCGAGTTAGTCAATTTTTGTCTATTTTTAATTACATTATCCAAAAAATGACTAGCTTTTGTTTCACTATTAAATTTTTCATTTATTAAAGTCTGGTATAAATGAGATTCTTTACCAAGAACTGTATTTTCGTTAAAATATTTCTTTAAAATTGCTATTGATTTTGAATTATTATTGTTCAATACATCTACAGCTATTTGCCTAGATAAAAGCTCAAAAAGAATACCTGTATTCCTAAATTTAGAATGCTTTATTGTTGTCATCATGAAAATACTCTCCAACTTTTACTTACAATTACTCAAATATAAATATTAAAACTTCCTAAAATTGTATCATTTAGACACTTTAATTGAAGCAGAAACTTCACTGATGTACTCATCTTCCAACCTCGATGACTCATTAAGTATCTTCCTGTCTATTTTACTACGTTTTAATTTATCCAAATGAGCTAATGCAAGTGGTGTACCGCCCTTAAACGTATGACCGTGTTTAGGATTAGAAGAAAAACCTTTCTTCTTATCATGTGCTCCTAACGGATCTCTACCTCTTACATGGGAATCTTTTTTATAATGTGATGGTTCTTTGGGTCTACCAGCACCTTCCCAACCACCTTCAGGTGAACCACCCTCATCATTTAACTCATGTCCTGTTCTACCCATTGCCATATCAGAGGGTGTTCCTGCTGCCTGACCACTTTCTTTAGGGTCATTGCCTTCTGTTTCTATTTGTTCACGTCTAAAC